CGGCTGATGTGGTCTGATGAGTTAGCGTTGACTCATCAACAAAAGCTCAGCCTCAATCGACTTGATAGCTTCTTTCAAATCCTGCTCGCGTGTTTTTGTGTGGCGAGTTCCAGGACATAGGATTTTCTTAATAGCATGGTCAAGCGCTGGGCTGTCCGTTTTGAATGCGTCAAGAACCCTGTAGATGTCCACAAAGCATTTTGAGCCGTCCAAACCGATAATGGTGCGATGATATGGCCCTTGTGGTTTTGGCGCATCCTTAGCTGTTTCAGCAGGCTTATACCGCTCGTCTACGATTTCAAAACATTTTGAGTTCTCCCAATTCCACCCATCAACTCTATCTGGAGACCACTTTTTAGGTTCATTCCTGCTTGGCGTGAAATCAACCAACACATCACCCGGCAAATCAGGCTTCTGCCCGTTTGTTTGGTACTCAACGCCATAGATGTATTTTGGCTTTGGCTGCGGGCGCTCTTGGCAGTCTTGAAACATGAGTGGAGTGTCCAGTCCTTTTTCAAAAACCCAACTACCAGCGCACTCTTTTTCCCATCCATGCCCAAAGCCTTGAAAGCGCCAAAACTTTCCGCCGCCATAATGCGTTGCTGTAGATGGACCATTATCCCAATTAATTTCGGCTGTCATTCTTTCTCTCCTTGTAATGAAAAATCCAGATGCTCAGCCAACTCTTTCGCGTCACGCAAAACGGACCAAGGTATGCAGTCGAGCGGCGACGGATGATTGTCATAGTTGTCGTGAATGTGGTTATAGTCGCTACCGACTATTTTTGTTGAGTCGACTTTCTGGAAATCATATTTTATCTCGAAAGGCTGGACTGTTCTTATTGCGTCATAGGTGCAACCGCCGTTAAACGGCAAATTCTCTAGCGCGTCATTGTTATCGTACAGCGGATGACTTGGCTGAATGTAAGCATAAACATTCCAGTTCCATTTCCCGTTGTAATTCCATGCTTTTGCGCTAACTGAGTGCGTTGACTCACGGACAAAAAAGAACTCGCAGCTTGGGTTTGGTTTTTCGTTAAATCTCATCTGATTCCCCTCTTGTTTCGGTGTTGTTGAATATAAACCACTGTTTAGCGTTATGTGGTCGGAGAAGTTACTCGACACGCTTAACCCAAAGCGAGCCGTCTGCAGCAGTTTTTGTCTTGAATACGCGTCCTACCAGTCTATTTCCAGTATTGCAGATTTTATTTAACGTCATTCTAAATGACTGCTGTGACTTTCCTGCCATATCGGCCTTAACTGATTCGTTGGGCAGTAACTTATCAACCTGAAAAAAAACGTGGTCACAGTAATTTCCGCTAAAGCTACTTTCGAAAGGGTTCATTTTATACCTCCTTAATAAACATAGATAAAATATATATCAATTAATTAGATTAGTCAAATAATTAATATTTATCGTTAGCGACTTAGCGAGATAGTTGACTTAGTAAAACTTCCGCTAAGTACTAAACCCTTTAAAAACAATGAATTAGAGAGATAGTAATAATATCTTATATTATTATTTTTAAAATACATAAAACAAATGTCTATATCTAGATAGCTAAATCACTATTTCTCTGGATAGGATATTAGATGAATTTCTTTATCTATATTACACTATCTCGCTATTTCGCCTAAGTCTATGAATTTAAAAGTGAAAGTACTTAGGAGCGTTTCACTAAGTCGCCTATCTCGCCGCTAAGTCGAAAAAAACGGCGCTTAGTGCGCCGTCATTCTGTATTTCTTGACCTCTTTCTTGTTGGTGCTGTTGGTGGTTATCTGCTCCTCAACTGCTCCAGCTGAGACCATTGCTGACAGAATTTGCTCAACCTGTTCGCGTTTATGTGGTCTGCATCGGTTAACGATGACGCCGATGGATTCTGCGTGGTCAACGCTGATGATGTTTTGTATCTTGGCTGCGATGCTGTTGCCTGGGTCATCCTTCTGGGCCATGTTGGCGTAAGCCAGTTTGATTTTGCGCTCGATGTCTGCCTTGGCCAGTGCAAACGCCCACCGAACATGCTCAACCGTTCTAACGCCTTCTGGAATGGCGAGTATTAAGCTGATTTTTGCAGCCAGTTCATAGCCGCGTCGTGGGATAGCTTCGAGTCCTGTTGTGCCGCGAGCATCTTCCGCCATCTTCCAGAAAGCATGGTAAACGTCGTCTAACGCTTTGCTGGCTTCTTCAGTGGTGCCGATGCGCTTTTTTTCTCCGTAGTATTCAACGCGGTCTGGCTTTTCAGTAGTGCCAGGACAGTACAAGTTTGCCAGAGTTGCTTGAATGCCGATTGGCATTGGTTGGCGTTTAAAGCCTTCTTTGCGCTTTGGGTTGCTGTCTGGATCTTCAAATATCAAAGACCGGCCAACAAAACCGTTGGTTGCCTGCTCGAAGTCAATCAGGTCATTGAATGTAACAGGCGTTGTCCATCCGATGATTGACAGGAATGGTCGCTCTAAACCGCTATCGATGTTGTCTAATGCATGGCGTATTTGGTCAACTCGACGCTGTGCTTTACCGCCTTTATCGCGTCCTTCGTCAATCATCTTAATCAACGCCGCCATCTCCGTTTGCAGCTCTTTGCGCAAATCATCCTTAACGTCACCGGACACTAGCATAAATCCGTTTGCTTTGCTGTAGGCTGACATAATCAAGCCTATAACCCCCTCAAGATACGCAGCGCCACCGCGTGCAGTGGCTGACTTAATCTTGCGAAGCACTAAGCCTAATTCGTCAATGGCATAGTATGCTGCTTGATGCCTGACAAGGTTTCTGATGATTTCCTGCTCTGACTTGATAGCGCCATGAACAGCGCCGGAAACACCTGCAGCACGTAAGCACTCAGCAAATGCCTGTTGCACTGCTTCTTTCCCTGTGGCAGAGCCGGCAATACAGAAAGAAAAAAGGTTGGCACTGAACCCATCCTTATCATCAGTGTTTCGCAATCCTGCAATACAGCCAATGGCAGTTAATGCCGCGGCAACAGCCATGGATTCACGCGGATAAAGGCATTGGCTGTTAATCCACTGCGTAAGCTGCCCAACAAAACCAGGTGGGCGCTTTAGGTCAATTCCCGCGGTGTCTAGTGGATTGCTGTCATCGTCAGCAAAAACAGCGTCCGGTGTAAACGTCACAGATTCAACATAACCGCCATCCTCTGCAAAGTGTTTTAGTGTGCCAAGTGTGACAGGGTTGGTTGATTTACCGAAACTATGCCAGTGGCGCTCAAGTTGTGAAATGCCCGGGTACTTACTGCCGTTTTTGCTCCAATCGTTCCAAACGTCGAATCCTTCACCGTTTAGCGTTTGGTTGATTGCCATGCCGCATTTGATCCAAGAGTCATAATCACAATCAGGAGAAACAAACGACAGCATGGTTTTCACATCGTCTATGGTCACATCCATAAACGAGCCGGAAACTGCTGCGCGATACGTGTCTGGACGCTGCAGTAAATAAATCAGGCACTGCGGAGCATTGCCAACTCTATCTGGAGCGCCTTTGATTTCTTCATAGTGACTGCCTGATGCATGCAGACTTCCGCAGCCAACCACATATCCGCTGGATTTGAAATCAAGCCCTGGGTATTGCGGCAACTTTGATACTAACGAAACGCCTTCAGGCGCTTTGAAGTAAATATGTAAACCGCCTCCGCCGGTACGCACCACAAAACCGCTGTCTGCTTCGTAATCGTGATTAAGTGCTTTGTAAGAATCAAAACCTCCGTTGCGCGGGTCTATGTCAATAACCAGATAACCGGACACCAAAACACCGTAGCCGGTTTCAAAATGGCCTAACGACTCCATCACGTCCAGTTGCTCGTCTGACCATTCTGGCGTGTGCTGCCAGTTGCTGGCGCGCGGCTTTTTGTATTTCTGTTCTGTTGGTAATTCAGACCCATCATGGTCTGCATCACCGAGCAGGCCGAATACCTTAAAGCCTGCGTCTATGTAATCCCACTGATTCAATTCCGCACTCCTTTATCTTCGAAGTAATCTGACAGCGCTTTGACTGTTGTATATTTTGGTTCCTGCCCATCCATCAACCGGTAAAGCGTGTTTGGGTGAACCTGGATTGATTGCGCCACAGCGCTTAGGTTGCAATCGGCTAGCAATTCTTTAATCTTGTCTAAAGTCAGCATTTTTATTCCTCAATGTCACAAATTTATTTTTCAGTGTTGACAGCATAATTTAGCTGTGCCATATTTGCAACCGTTGAGAGCAGAAAAGAGGAGGCATAATATGTCGTTGTTATCAACTATCAGTAAACCGCAAGACCGCTCTGTCATCGTGACAATCATGGGCGATTCAGGCTTAGGTAAAACAACCTTAGCTGCAACATTCCCGAAACCAATCGTTATCCGCGCTGAAGATGGTCTGCAAGCAATCCCAGCAGATTTGCGTCCTGACGCCTTTCCTTTGGTCAGTAAAGTTGAAGATTTGTGGAATCAGTTACGCGCTTTGGTAACTGAAGAGCATGACTATCAGACGCTGGTCATCGACTCGGTAACTGCGCTTGAGCGCTTATTTATCCAGGATGTCATTGATAGCGACCCGAAGAAGCCAAAAAGCATCAACCAGGCAAACGGCGGTTATGGCGCAGGTTTAGCCGCGGTAGCAACCATGCATCAGCGTGTGCGTAAAGCATGCGGAGCGTTAAACGAGCGTAAGAACATGCATATCGTGTTTGTTGCGCATGCTGATACAGAAACTATTGAGCTGCCAGACCAAGACCCGTATACGCGGTACAGCCTGCGCCTTGGCAAAAAATCAGTAGCGCCATACGTCGATGATTCCGATGTTGTTGGCTTCCTGAAGCTGCAAACATACACCACAGGCGACGGTGATCGCAAAAAAGCAATCAGTGACGGAAGCCGCCTGCTGGTAACTTACGCCACTGCGTCAAACGTCAGTAAAAACAGATTCGGCATCAATGAAGATTTGCTTGTTGAGCAAGGCAAAAACCCATTAGTTGCAATCGTTCCATCTTTAAAAGCGGAGTAATACACCATGTCATTTTTTAAGTTATCTGAAGGTCAGTTAAATACCAGCGGCAATTTCGCAGTAGCTTCTGACATTGAGCCAATGCCGAAAGACACGCAAGTCAAGTCATGCATTGACGAAGTGAAGTGGGACGAATATCAGGGAGAGCGTTACATCAGCATACGCTGGCAGGTGCTGGCACCGAAACAATACGCCAACCGCAAGATTTTCCAGAAGCTGAAAGTCGAGCAGTCTGACGTTAAAAAGCGCGACAAGGCTATTCAAATGCTGGCAGCGATTGACGCCAACTGTGGCGGAAAGTTGATGTCTGCTGGCGTAGAGCCAACAGATGCATCAATGCAGAAAAACTTGCTGATGAAGCCAATGGTTCTGCTGTTGGATGTGTGGGATATGAACGACAAGAAAGGCAACTGGGTTAAGGCTGTTTCGAGCGCTGCTGGGTCAACCGCGGCAGCTAAACCAGAACCAGCGCCAGCGCCAGTAAACGAAGATGATGACCCGTTTGAAATTTAACTGACTAGGCGGCACGAAGCCGCCTTCTTTTTGGAGAATTGGAATGGAACAACGCAGCAAAGAATGGTTTGAGGCTAGAAAAAATAGAGTGACCGGCAGCATTGTTGGTGCTGTGCTTGGCTTGTCACCGTGGATGAACAAAGACGATGTGATGCGCTCAATGGTGCGCGCAGCGTTAGGCGCTGAGTCAGAATTTACCGGAAACATTGCCACTGAGTACGGACAGCGGAACGAGGAAGGTGCAATCTTTGACTTTGAGTTAAAGACAGGCTTGTCAGTACAGCAATGCGGTTTTTATCCCTATGGCGAGCGTTACGGCGCAAGCCCTGATGGTCTGATTGGTGACGATGCAATATTAGAAGTTAAATGCCCGTTTGGTTTGCGGGACAAAGAGCAGCCAGAATTTAAGGCAGCAGATGAGCAACCACACTACAAAGCGCAAATGATGTTTGAAATGCTTTGCACTGGCAGAAATAAGGCATATTTCTATCAGTGGAGTCCTGCCGCGGATTATCTGGAAGTGATTGACTTTGATCCAACATGGATAGAAAAGCACATGCCAGCGCTTGATGCTTTTTATGATGAATTCTTAAAAGAGCTTAAACAGCCTGAGAAGCATTTAGCGCCGTTAATTGTGTCTGTTGAGTCAAGAGCTGCGGCAGAGGCATATAAAGCAGCCAAGGCGCACATGGAGCTTGCAGAAAAGAATCTGGAAGCAGCAAAGACAAGATTGATTGAGATTGCCAACGGCGCAAAGTCAAACATAAGCGGGCTGCTTGTTTATCCTGTGCAGCGTGAAGGTTCTATCAGTTACGCCAAGGTTGTAAAAGACCATCTCGCAGGCGTTGACCTTGAGCCATACCGCGGTAAGCCAACTTCTTACTGGACGATTAAGTAAATATATTGCTTATTGAGCAAAACCTTGTAAAATAGCTTTAGGAGGTTTTGCATTATGAACTATATAAAACTGCACGATAAGATAATTGAGAAAGCAAGAGTTAGGGAAAAACCAGTATGCTACTGCGAAAGGCATCACGTGTTGCCAAAAAGCATGGGCGGCGATGATTCGAAAGACAACATTGTGATCTTGACTGCAAGAGAGCATTTTATCATTCATTGGCTTTTATACAAAATACACAAAAACAGCTCAATGGCGCTGGCCTTCTTTAGCATGTCAAAGCCGGTGGGGAATGGCAGGGTCAGGTACACAAGTAGAAATTTTAAATATGCAAGAGAGGCTGGAGCTAAAGCTGTTAGCTATCTGAAGTCTGGAGAAAAACATCATATGTTTGGGCTGCTTGGAGACAAAAACCCACACTATGGAATGAAGAGAAGTGAAAAAACAAAGAAACTTCTTTCAGAAAAAGCAAAGCTTAGGACTGGAGACAAAAACGTGAAATCAAAAAAAATAACCTGCATAGAGACAGGAGAAGTTTTTAATACAATAACTGAAGCGAAAGAAAAGCACAAAAAAGGAAACATAAACTACGCGCTAAAGTCTGGAGGGACCGCTGGCGGTTTGCATTTTTCATATCTTGGAGTTAGCCAGCCAGTTAGCCATTTAAAAGGATACGCATCAGGAGATAGGGCGTGGAATTCAAAAAAAATACTAAATAAAACAACTGGAGAAGTCTTTGAGACAATGGCTAGCGCTGGGTTGTCAATCTCTGTATCTTCCGCCGCAATATCCTATGCGATAAAAAACAAAACTAAATGCAGAGGGATGGAGTTTGAAAAATGCTAAGAGATTACCAGCAGGACGCATTTGAAAAAGCAAAAGCGTGGATTCAGTCAAGTAAAGAAAGCTGCGTGATAGAGGCTGCCACAGGTAGCGGAAAGAGTCACATTATAGCTGCACTAGCTGAGTGGTTAAATGAGAAAACAGGGAAAAAAGTACTTTGCTTAGCTCCTAGCCTTGAGCTTGTTGAACAGAACCACGCCAAGTTTTTGCAAGCCGGAGCGCCCGCCTCTATTTACTGCGCATCTGCTGGCAGTAAATCATTGCGTCATGATGTTGTGTTTGGTTCTCCGGTAACTGTCCATAAAAGCATTGATGCGTTCTGTGATAAGTTTATTGCCGTGATTATTGACGAATGCCACGGCATAACGCCTACCATCAAAAAAATCATTGCAGAGCTGAAAGAAAAGCAAAAACACCTGCGCGTTATCGGTTTATCTGCTACGCCTTACCGGCTAAACGATGGCTTTATCTATCGTTATGGCGAAGATGGTCAGCCAGTGCCGGAAGATAAAACGCGCGACCCGTATTTTCATCAGCTGATTTACCGCATTACAGCGCAAGAATTAATTGGCCGCGGATTTTTAACCAAGCCGTCAATCGGCATTGTTGGCGCTGATTGCTATGAAACAGCAAGCCTGCAGCTAAACCGCATGGGAAACTTTGACGCTAAGCAGGTAGAAAAGACGTTTGAAGGGCGCGGCAGGCTAACCAGCGCAATTGTTGCTGACTTCGTGGCTCTATCTGCCGGACGCCGCGGCGTAATTATTTTCGCCGCTACCGTTCAGCATGCGCAAGAAATCATGGAAAGCCTGCCGCCAGAAAATAGCCGGATAATCCATGGACAAACGAAACCGAAAGAGCGTGAACAAATCATCAAAGACTATAAGGCGCTGCGGTTTAAGTACCTGGTTAACGTGTCTGTGCTGACAACTGGGTTTGATGCTCCGCACGTTGATGTAGTTGTTGTGATGCGAGCAACAGAGTCAATCAGTTTGATGCAACAGATATTTGGCCGCGGTTTGCGCTTGTTTGACGGAAAGAAAGACTGTTTGATTTTGGACTATGCCAACAACATAGAACGCCACTGCCCTGACAATGATATTTTTAATCCTGACGTAAAAGCAGCGTATAAGTCAGAAGGCAAGCTGCAGCTAGAAATAACATGCCCAGCATGCAATGGGTTAAACATTTTTAGCGGCAGGCCAAACCCAGATAATTTTGCTGTGTCACAAGACGGCTATTTTTTGGATTTGGCAGGATTCAAAATTATCGACAAAGAAACAGAAAAAGCGATGCCTGCGCATTATGGCCGCAGATGCTTTGGACAAATAACCCATGGCAAAACGGCCAGTCGATGCGAATACAGGTGGAGCTTGAAAGAGTGTCATGATTGCGCACATGAAAACGACATTGCTGCGCGTTACTGTGAAAACTGCAAAGCTGAACTTGTAGATCCAAACACCAAGCTAGTGCTTGAGTTTAAGCGCATGAAGTCAGACCCGCACATTCTAAGCACTGACAAGGTTTTATCCTGGCGATGTCAGGAGTGGCAAACGCAAAGCGGCAATACAACTCTGCGCGTAGACTACACAACAGAATATGCCACTTTTGCTGTGTGGTACTCGCCAAACGGCAGAAGCCAGCGCAGGCAGTGGGAGTGGTCGGATTTGTGCGACGCTGTTTTTGGCGTATATAAACCATCTATTGCCGATTTTATTGCTGGCGTTGATGCTTTTGAAGCAAGTATGCCTGTAACGATAACTTGCAAGAAAAACCGCGACAGCGGATTTTATGAAGTTTTTGGACACAACAAACCAGAAGATAAGGAGCCGCAATTTTGAAATTCCCAGAATGGTTGCGCGTCTACGGTGACATTGATTACCGGAATAAAAAATGCCCAGTAGAAAGCGCTGAGCAAATCACGTTTTTTAATGAGCTTCGCCGGTTATACCCTGACAGCTATGGAATGATTGCGCTGCACCCGAGGAACGAAGGCAAGCGAACACAAAACCAAGTGATGCGGCAAAAAGCGGAAGGTATGACCGCGGGAGCCGCTGATATTGTAATCCCTGGATGCCCTGCGTTTGTCTGCGAGCTAAAGCGACAAGACCACACGCAAAGCCACTGGGAAGATGGTCAGCTTGAATATATGAAAGCAGCGCAAGAGGCAGGTGCTTTTGTCTGCGTTGCGCTTGGCTATAAAGCAGCGATGGAGGCATTTAAAGAATGGATTGGCAAAGAGTGAAGAAAGTCGCGGCAGATTTTGACGCGCTGCTAGCTAAAGAGATCACGCCGCCAGAAGCCTGTGAAGATGCGCAAATCATGCTGGCAGCACTCATGTACTGCGATGCTAAGTGGATTGCTGAAGCACCAAAGAGTTTGCGAAAAGATTATCTTGGCAGGGTTTATGAGCCATTCCAAGATGATGTTAAAGATATGGCTTCACTTATCATTAAGGGGCAGCTATGAACCAACCAAACCAACAAGGCCGCGAAAGCGGCCAAGTGGAGAATAAAGTTATGACAGATGAAGAAATCAGACTTTTACTGTTAAGCAAGTCTACTCGCGAGAGAATCAATGATTTGATGATAACTGGTGGTGATGACGAGATACTGAGGATAGCCAAAAAGCACTCGACATCCTCAAGCGAAATCTCCGACGAATTCGGAATATCAGTACAGTCGGCAAGTTTGAGATTAAAAAGACTTAGCCTAAAAGGGTACTTGCGCAGAGTTGAAATCTGCCAAGAATCGGGCGGTTATGAATGGATGTATTTTTATAACGTTATCCGGACGAAGAAGTCATGAACCAACCAGCCCAACCTAACCGCCTAGTACTACCAGAACTAAACTACCAATACGCAGCAGGGTTGAGTCGATACGATACGGCTATGTTGAGGATGCTTGTGGTGCTGGTAGTGGAGATTGCGTTGGAGCGGATGCGTGAAGAATAAAGAGCAATGCAAATGGTGCTACAGATGCGGAAGTTATAGGTCTGCATCTCAGTTTTCGCCTGAGCAACTTCCGTTATGGTGGTGCAGATGGTGCATCGATTGCCAAGCTAAGCCAATTGGTTGTCGAAAATGAAGAAATACACAATTAAGTTACCAGGCTACCCAAGGCCATTCCCATACATCGCTGACATCTCGCCAGAAGAAGTTGAGGAGGCGATATTTCAGCGGTTTCGTTTGTGACCGGAGTGGGTTAGGTAACTCATCTGACCACTGACTTTTCTGCAAATAATCACTTGACCGGAACTTATCTTCCGGTTATCTTTTCCACATCGAAACGCAATAACGCGGATAACTGAGGAAAGCATCATGAACGTACTGACTATTAAATCACGGAAAACTGGCCAAGAATTCAACTTCGAGCAACGCGGCACTTATCTTTACTGTAACGGCAATCAAATCTGTCACGGCGGCGGCTATATGGGTAGCACAATGGGCTGCATGCGAAGCGATAAGGAGCAAGCGCTGAAAATGTGCCGCAGCTGGTACGCTCAGATGATGCGCAAAGAGACCACTATCGGCTAACAACCAACCCGCCGCCAGTCGGTTACTGGCAAATTTGGAGAAGTGAAATGCAGCAAAAACAACTAGCAGAATTTTACGGAGTCACTGACCGCGCTGTGCGTAAATGGTCAGATGAAAAAACAAACCGCAAAACCATCCAAGCAGAAGCCGACGTAACTCCTTTAGAGTGGCAGCTTGTCGGTGAGATTGCGCAGCTGGTTTATACGTACAACGCAAAAGGTTGGGAAGGGTGCAACATAACAACGTGGGCATCGCTTGACATGAACAGCCACCGCATTGCAGTGTCAGTCTATACAGAAACGGGCGCTAGAAACATGACCGCGGCAACTTCTGACACCGCAGAAATGCAATTAATAAAAATGCAGCTTGAGAAGCTGGTTTATGGGGAAGAGAAATGATGAAAGACTACACTATATTTTACCACGAAGGTGGTGCGCTGTGGGCTGGTGACGATGTTGACCACTCTGCAGGCTGGTACGTGTGGGCAAATGGCGAGTATCACGCGGCAGAGATGTGCGAAGAGTGTCGCGCAACAATGTCGATGCTGAAAGATTAACTGTAAAGCCGATTTAGCAGTACGGCACCAACGAGGTGCTATATGAACCACATACATTATTCAAACGAACGAACCAAAGCAGGTGAGCTTATGAGCAAGGAAAAGCCGTTGATTGATTACGTGAACAGCCGCCGCACTGACGCAGAGCCTGAGTATCAGGAAGGCTTCGGAGCTTTACGCTGGGTTGCTGTGGCTTTTGTGTGCAATGTTTTACTGGTGATTATTGGGGTGTGTTATGGGTAATAGAGAGATTAAGTTTCGTGCTTTTGACCCAAAAAATGGAATGATTGAGCCATACAGCGTTAGAAATGGAAAAGCGTTCATCATAAAAAGATGCAACAAAGACGATCCAGAAGTAACTGTTAATGGCGTTAATTTTTACTGTAATTGGGATATCGATGTTGCTACAGATTTTCCAGTTATGCAATTCACTGGGTGGAATGATGCGGAGGGCGAACCCATTTTCGAGGGTGACATTCTCGTGTGTGAAGATCATTTTTACTATGAAATCTCATGGTCCGAAAAACATGCCTGCTGGTATGCATCTGATTGCGGTGGTTTAGACGACCTTCCATCTGACGTAAGAGTAATCGGAAACATCTACCAAAATCCGGAGTTATTAAATGGCTAACCTAGACATCAACGCAGCAAAAGCTGCACTGTGCGGATGCACTTGTAAAAGTCAGGTGATGTATGTTGTTGAGTGCTTGGCTGAAAACGGTCGCTACGACTACGATTACGACAGCTCTGTGAGTGACAATGCGATTCATGCAGATAAACAACTGGCGAGGATGAAGTGATGGATCAAGAGCGGCGAATTGAATATTTTATGTCAGAGATTTCCAGATTGAGTAATCAGGTTGTTGATTTGCAGTATGAGCGCGACGCACTGGCTGCTAGACTATCAGAAATTGAAAAATCTGATAGTCAAGAAGTGTTGTCGTTAAAGGCTGATAATCAAGCACTGGCGGCGACTGTTGAGGCGTTGCGCGAAATGGCGAACAGGGCAAACGTGCATTTAACAAAAGGATATGCAGGTCAGAGTTTTAGTGCGATTGATTGCAATCTTGCTTTGTCAGCACTGGCGGAGATTGACAGCTTTACTCCACAACAACACCTTGCGGAAATCATGGCGCAGGCTGGGCGGGATGGATTCTTTAAAGGCGTTGCTTGGATTTTGGATAT